CAGCTCAGTCAAGCTCTTGGCGCTGGAGCATTGCGTTCGGAAGAGTTCAACTCTGTAAACGAACAAGGCCCCCGCATTATGCAGGGGATTGCGGACTACATGGGGGTGGCTCGTGGGGAGTTAAAATCACTTGCGGCGCAAGGTAAGATAACGACAGAGGTGGTGATTAATTCACTGCGTCAAATGTCATCATCCGTAGATACTGAATTCTCAAAAATGAATGCTACTTTTGAGATGAAGGGCACTCAAGCATTAAACAACCTAACAAAGTCACTAGGCAGCAACTCGGATGTTCAATCTGCCGTTTCTGCGATAGGTGATGCCATGGTTGGATTGTCTGAAAATATTGACACCATGGTTACGGCTGGGCAGGCAATGGCCACCCTTTATGGCGCTAGGCTTGTTGGCGCGATAGCCGCATCTACAGCCGAGACTGTAAAGTCAAGGGTTGCAGCACATGCCGCAGCAATGGCCGCAAGCGCAGAAGCCGTGGAGGTTCAGAAGCTATCCGCATCATTGTTAACATCGGCCAGAAACAAGGTTGTTAACCAGAAAGCCACCGTTGCGCAGATTTCTGCCGAGCGGGCATATCTCTCAACCGCTCAAGCGTCACTCACTGCCCAGCTCTCTTTGTCCGCATCTGAAAAAGAAAGAACTGCAATACGTTTGCAGCTTCTGAAGTATTCGCAAGCAATGGTGGCGGCGGCTAAGGCTGAGGCTGCCGCCATAGCTCAGTTATCAGTTGTTTCAAAGGAGGCAGCAGCAGCTCAAGCCACCCTGGCCACAAGCACAGCCGCCGCCACTGCCGCATCTAGGGCTGCTACTGCATCTCTTGGACTGCTTCGTGGCGCTCAATCCTAGCATCCAGCTTCGCAGCCATCTGGTCTTGCGCGTAAATCTCCTTAGCCAGCGCGTCGATTTGCTCTTTCGATGCGCCAGATGAAAGCTTTTGCTGCGCCTCAAGACGAGCGGATGCCTCGGTGTGCCTTAACTTTCCGCTTGTTACTTTCTCTTCCGTTGCATATAGGGCGGCGTACTGCGCATTGAGTTGCTGTGTTTTTAGCTTTTCTTCCTCGATTAGCTGATTGTTTCTTGCAATCTCAGATGCACCATCCTTTGCTGACTTTGCGCCCTCCTTTCTGGCGTTAGTTACCTCCCATTGAGCAGCTGCCGCATCGGAGATTAGCTGAATCTCCTTTTCGTCAGTTACGCCAGCATCTCTGGCGTCTTTTTCTGCAAGGATTCGCGCAGACTGAGCAGTCCCATATGCTTTCTCTGCCGCTGTCCTTGCCTTTATATCATCAAGTATTTTTTGTGCGTTAGCTGATACTTTTGAATCTGGAATTGATACGTAATTTGCACGCTCCTTTAGCGCATTGTTTCCAATGCCTATGACGTTATTAAACTCTCTCTGTATGTTTGTTGCTATTGATGTGGAGCTGCTTAAATCACCCATCAGTACGTAGTTATCTCTGGTGCTGCCAGATAGTGACTGCTGTATAGCGTGTAGCTTGTTTTTTGTTCTTGATAGCTCAAGTTCCTTTGCCTCAAGCTTCTCCGTCTCAATGGCAAGCTCACCACGAAGATCCGAAAGTCCCTTGTCGGTTCCAAACAATGCCCTAGATGTTTTAGCGTGCCTCTCATACTCATCGCTAAGCTTTGAAACGCCATCCCTTAGTTTTGAAACCTCCTCGGATTGCAACTGAATCGATTTCTCAAGTTTAAATGCGGCAGCCTCAGCCTGTATGCTGGTTAGTTTTTTAAGTGCGTCAGATGTTGCGTCTAGGGATTTTGCATATTCAATAGTCTCACTATTGGCTTGCTTCATGCTGTCATATAGGTAATAAACACCAGCGGCAGCTATTAGCAGCAGACCAGCGGGGCCGCCAACAAGGGCTAGCGCCCCACGAAGCAGGCCAAGAGATGCAGTTGCGGCCCTAGAGGCGGCAGTGGCGGCTGCTGTGCTTGTGGCTAGAGTGGCTTGAGCAGCAGCGGCCTCCTTTGAAACAACAGACAACTGAGCTATCGCCGCAGACTCAGCCTTTGCGGCGGCTACCATTGCTTGCGAATACTTCAGAAGCTGCAAACGTATTGCAGTTCTTTCTCTCTCAGATGCGGACAAAGAGAGCTGGGCAGTGAGTGACGCTTGAGCGGTTGAGAGATATGCCCGCTCGGCAGAAATCTGCGCAACGGTGGCTTTCTGGTTAACAACCTTGTTTCTGGCTGATGTTAACAGTGATGCGGATAGCTTCTGAACCTCCACGGCTTCTGCGCTTGCGGCCATTGCTGCGGCGTGTGCTGCTACCCTTGACTTTACAGTCTCAGCTGTGGATGCGGCTATTGCTCCTACAAGCCTAGCGCCATAAAGGGTGGCCATTGCCTGCCCAGCCGTAACCATGGTGTCAATATTTTCAGACAATCCAACCATGGCATCACCTATCGCAGAAACGGCTGATTGAACCTCCGAGTTGCTGCCTAGTGACTTTGTTAGGTTGTTTAATGCTTGAGTGCCCTTCATCTCAAAAGTAGCATTCATTTTTGAGAATTCAGTATCTACGGATGATGACATTTTACGCAGTGAATTAATCACCACCTCTGTCGTTATCTTACCTTGCGCCGCAAGTGATTTTAATTCCCCACGAGCCACCCCCATGTAGTCCGCAATCCCCTGCATAATGCGGGGGCCTTGTTCGTTTACAGAGTTGAACTCTTCCGAGCGCAATGCTCCAGCGCCAAGAGCCTGACTAAGCTGGACGATAGCATTTGACGCCTCTTCGGATGTCGCACCAGAAACGACAAAAGCCTTGTTTATTGTCTCTGTTATTTTTATTAGCTCATCGCCGCTGTTTATCAGCCCCCTTGTGGCAGGCTCAAGTCGCCCATACAGCGTGGCAACCGCCTGAAGTGGGGTGGAGCTATCTTGGGCGACTTTAAATATTGCATTCTGAACGTCAACAAGGTCTTGCCCATCCTTGAGGTAGTTAGTTACCTTGTTACCGACTATAGTCCACGCATCGGCGTACTTTATGATTTTGTCTACAGCTAGTGCGCTTATTACGCTATATGCCACAGTTGACAGGCTGGAAAGGGTTCCGCTTACCTGTCTGGCTGCCACGTCAACCCGACCGAATGATGACTCTGTATCTGAAAGAGATCTGTCGAGAGTGTTTGTTGACCTGATTACACCAGCAACATCAGCCCTGACAATGTACTCTATAATTCCTACCGTCTCAGCCATCGCGGCCTCCGTGATTCGTTTGATTGCTTATTATAACACCTAGCAATATTTACTATGCATTAATGGATCTAAGCTCACCAAGCAACTCATCACTGCAATCTAGCCACTCAGTTGCCCCGTCGAAGCCCTTGAATCCGGCGCGCTCGTACTTTCCGTGAAAATATTTTTCTAGTTCGGAGATTTTAACCCCGTCACCATAAACCTGCTCTACCAAATTGAATTTGAACGGAGTGGCAATCTCAAGCTGCTCATGGCGCTGAGATGGTTTGTTGCTGATTCCGACCTTTACATAATTGCCGCACTCACTTCTAAGGGCGTATAGCGCTCCAGTTTTGCTTTTGTCGTATCCGCTCTTTGCACATTTTGGGCATCCACTCTCTCTGTATAACAAGTTGCCAACACTGGCACTCCATTCAAATCCATCAACGGAGCATCTAACTATCGCCTTTGATTTTCTGTTTTTATAAACACCACTTACCCATGAAACAAAATATAAATTTTCACGTTTGTTTATTTGATTAACGCTCTCATCTGGAGTCCAAATTCTCCTTCCTGCGCACTGAGGGCAACCCTTTCCGCGTTTTACCAATTCACTAACGCTAGCGCTCCATTTGTATCCATCTATGGAGCACTTGACATTTGCTTTTGATTTTGAGTCTTTGTAATCGCCATCCCATGAAGCAAACTCAATATTGCCGATTGCGTTTATCTGCTCAGCCCTTTCTTCTGCCGTCCACCTTCTCTGTTTTGCACATTGCGGACATCCGTTACCGCGGCTTATTATGTTGTTTGCCGTTGAACTCCATTCAAAATCACATGATTTGCATAAAATAATTACCTTTCGTGCAGATCCAAACTCGCCATCAATAGCCCAACTTACAAACTCATACCTGCCAGCTACAGCATCTTTAACCATCTGCTCCAAAACTTCCCTGCTTAGCTTCTTTGCCACCAGCCCCACCCCTCAATCTAAAAGCTGCCATCCTGCACTTACCAGAGCAATACTGCGCTCTTGGTGTGCCGTAGTATTCTTTGCCGCAATGCTTGCAGGCCACTAAACCAATCATACTCTAACCCTCTTTGTGATTCAATACCGTCACGCAATATTATCAATCAGACGCTCAACAGCGTCAACATTAGCCGTAAGTCCA